TTAGTATCATGAAACCGTTACCCAATGGATTTAGTTTTATTTGCAAATGTCCATTTTATTTAGCAACTATTAATTGATTGACAAAAAAAAGCTATAATTTTAAAAACAGAAAGAATTCTTAGCTAAAAGAAAAAACTTGACATAATTCGGTATGTCTTATCAGATGGTATCTGGAAAACACTGCGAAAGGAGAAAGCTATGCCTAGTAATTTTTCAGCTAAACAACCTAAAGTAGAAATAACGTATGGTAAAAGTCAAATAGGACCAAGACGATACCGATACAAATATGTAGACAAAGCTACTATGGAAATGAATAATCTTCCAGAGAGAATAGTAGTATTTAATCATAAGCCTTTTGAAAACAATATGTATAATAAGTATTACGTAATGATGTTAAGAAACTTACATCCAAAGTTTAATTTTGTCTCCGTTCATAATGGAGACAGACTAATACCTGTTAATTCCAGATTAGCACTTATGAACTATTTAGGAAACATATCCTATGTCACCCTAAATAGGTTCTTAAATGAAATGACTGATAACAACATATTGCTGATAATAAAGTCAGGGAACAACAAGACTTATTATATGATTAATCCAGCATACGCATCTGATAAACGTATGGACTACAAGCTAACTATAGATCTCTTTGCATTAACAAATGAATTCTCAAAGGTTCTAGACATGAAGATAACACTAAATCCAACAATAGAAGATATGCAACAGATGGATGCTAGAATTCAAATAAATAAGGAGAGCTAATAATGAATGAAATAGTAACTACTGCTGAAGAGAGAAGAGCTACTCAAGAAATATCAGAGTCAACTATTGCTTCTGCAAGAACAGCTTTTATTACTTCTCTCATAAAACCTTCTATAAGAAAACTTGCAGCTGTTTATGGTATGTCAAAAACAGTTCTACACAAATACATGGTAGAACAAGATTGGGAGAGCCAAAGACATAAGTATCAACAGTCAATAACTACAAGTGCTCAAAACAAGCTAATGCTACAAAATAAAAGGGTAAGGGCAGCCCAACTGTCAGACGTTAGGACCATATTGTCACTAGCTACTGGAAGGATGAAACTGCTTATGTCAAGCGGAGAATACAATCCTAGCATAAAGGACCTAGATATGTTAATACGTCTTGATGCTTTTATTAGTGGTGAACCTGATAGCAGAACTGAGAAGACTATTAAATTAGATAAGCCTCTAAGTGAATATACTAAAGACGAGCTAGTCGCTATTAGAAATAGAGTCTTGGAAGGAGAATTTGAGCTAATTGAAAACGATGAGGAAAACGAAGAAGAAGTTGATGGCGCTGAAATGGATTTAGCTAATGAAGAAAATAGTTTAGAAGAGGCAGCTAATGGGCAGTAAAGTTACTATCACAGACATTGAAAAAGAACTATTACAAAAAGAATTAAACGAAAGAGAAGAGCTAGAACATTTAAAGAGTGATTTCTGGGCTTATGCTAAGTATTGGGACTCAGAGTTCTTCTATGATTACAAATTTCTATTAAAACAAATAGCTGAAATACTACAAGCAGTTGAAGCTGGAGAATTTGACTATGTAATCATTAGCATTTATCCTCGTGCTGGTAAAAGTTATCTAATATCATTATTCTGTAGTTGGATGTTAGGCAAATACAATAGAGATTCTATCATGAGAAATACATATGGAGCTAGTCTATATGAGAAGTTCTCTTATGATATTCGTGATATGGTTCAGGATAAAAGATTTAAGAAAATATTTGATGATACACATTTGTCTGCTAGAAGAACTTCATTAGACGGATGGGCTTTATCTACTTCTAAACAGCACGCTTATTTTGGAGCTGGATTTGGTGGAGCTTGTACTGGATTTGGAGCAAATTTATTAGCTATCGTTGATGACCCTTTTAAGAATATGGCTGAAGCATTGTCTCCAACTATTAGAGATTCTGTTTGGGATTGGTATAAGTCAGTCCACAGAACTAGAAAAGAAGACACTGGAACTAGAAAAAAATGTGCTGAAATAGTTATTGGAACTAGGTGGCATAAAGAAGATCTTATTGGAAAGCTAATTGAGACAGAAGGAAGAGTTGAAGAAGGCGGAAGGTGGAAAGTATTTGAATTTCCAGCTCTTGACGAGAACGATAAGTCGACTTGTGAAGCTATGAAAGCGACTGAAGAACTAATAGCTGAAAGGGATTCTTTACTATTGTCTGAGCAAGGATTTATATGGTATAGTGAATATCAACAGCAACCAGCTGATAAATATGGCAATATGTTCCCAGCTGAATCTCTTACTTACTTTGATTATACAATTTTTGAAGAACAAGGTAAATTTATTGGATGTCCATCTATAGGATACTGTGACTTTGCAGACGAGGGAGACGATTTACTAGCTTCTGTGATAGGCGTATTCTTTGAAGAACATCTATTCATAATTGATATAATCTATACAAAAGTTCCATATGAGAAAAGCAAGACTTTAATCGTTGAACAGATAAAAGCTTTTAGACCAGACTTATTCACTATAGAAGCTAATAAAGAAGGAAGAATAGTCAAAGTTGAAATTGAAGCTGAGATTAATAGGTATAACGATGAAATAAAGATTAAAATAGCTAATGGTGAAGCTACCGTAGCTGATTTAATCGGAACTAGGTTCTCTTCCAGAAATAACTCAAAAAACAAAGAAGCCAGAATTTTTCTTAGCTCAGGAACTATAGTAACTAAAATGGCATTTCGTAGTGACTCAGCTAAAAATATTTATTACAGAAATGCAATAAAGCACTTGACAAATTTCCTAGTCGATGGTAGAAATGAGCATGATGATATTGAGGACTGCTTAGCTGGACTTGCTCAGGGAATAAAAGACAGGAGACAACTATATGTTAGAGTGTTTGGAAATAAATAATAAGTTTAACTATATCTTATGGAGAATATATGTTAAGTGAATATAAAACAAGAATAAAGATATTCAATTCCGATACTGGAAAGTTCTATCCAGACTCATCACTCACGTCTCCTGAAGTATCAAGAACTATAAACAACTTTGGATGTATTATTCCTCCTTATGACAAGTCATTTCTCAATCTGCTTGAGACGATAGACCCAACTCATACTACCTGCATAAGCATAAAAACAAGTGCTTCTGTTGGTCTAGGTTATTCGTTTAAAAACAAACCTAATAGAAAGATGGAAAATATTGTAAAACGTCCTGGATATGATATATTTAAGACGTTTAGATCTTTATTAGAGACATTTGCTAGAGAGTTTATTATATATGATGAAGCTGCACTAGAACTCATAAGAATTGGTGATAGAATCTTTATGTATAATGCTCCTATCAGATATCTATATATTCAAGTAAATACTGCTGGAAGAATAATTGCATATTGGCATATAAACAATAAAGGAAAAGCTGTAAAGCTTATTCCTTATAATGGCGGAGAATTGAAGTCTGGCGTAAGATATATAGCAAGGATAATGGTAGGGAATACCACTTCTGCTTACTATGGTTTTCCAGATTATCTATCCTCAAATGGAGCTATGATTGAGAATTCTCTTATCAGAAGATATGGTATTAAATTCTTTGATAATGATGCAACTCCTTCATTCGCTATTTTAATTACTGGCGGTGGATTATCAAAAGAAGGAGAAGAGAAGATAGCTTCTTATATGAAGAATAATCTTAAAGGAGTAGACAATTCTCATAGAGTCCTTATGCTCAATATAAATGAGCCAGATGCAGATATTAAGTTGCAAGATCTTTCTAAGTCGTTAGAAGGAAACTTCTTAGATGAATATTCAAACAATAGAGATGAAATCATTAGAGTTCATCAGATACCTCCTAAGATGATTGGTGTTTCAACTAAATCTGGATTGTCTGCTGGAAGTGAAACAGTCGGTAGTATGAAAGATTTTCAAGAAAGAACAATCAATCCTATTCAGTTCACTGTTGAAGATTTCTTTAATACGCTGTTTGAACAGATATCTGGTCATAACCCTGATATGAAGTTAAATACTCTTGATATAACAAATCACAAGGATATGGCTGTAGTTGCTCAGATACTAAACAAAATAGTTGATGGTAAAGGAGCTCCAGCTATGACACAACTTGAAATCAGGAGATTGTTTGATATGCCTGATGATGTTGAAGGAAGCTATCCTCCTCCAGAAGAGAAGAAAGATAAGCCAAATGGAAGCACTTACGAAAACCCAGATGCTTTTGATACAACTAGGATATTCTATTCTATAAAAGAATGGATGAAAAAACAACTTTCTAGTAAGGAGTAATTATGTTGCCTGCAAAGAGAAAAAGGAAACTTAAGAATTTAACTGTTGAATATATATCTTTTGTAGATAGAGCTGCAAACAAAGAAAAGTTCTATCTTACAAAGAGTGATGTAAGGACTGAACCAAACTTTGAGTTCAAAGTGCAGTTGGTGTGTTCTGATAAGCCAGAAGAACAAGCTGAACGTCTTGTTTACGGCTTAGTGTATGCGCCTGACACTATTGACGCTCATGGAGATTATACTGATGCTGAAACTTTGAGAAAAGCAGCTAACACTTTTATGCTTGATTACAATAAGATGGATGAACAGCATAACTTAGTTGAAGGCGCTGGAAAGATAGCTCAAAGTGCAATAGCTCAGTCTGATTTTGTAATAAACAAAACATTAGTCAAAACTGGTACTTGGTATATTGTAGCTAAAGCTAATGAAGTTGTTTGGGAAAAAGTTCAGAATGGCACTTACACTGGTTTTTCTTTATATGGGACTGCAGAAGTTGAGTTTGAAAGAACTCCTTTTGAGAAGCTGCTTGATGTAGCTAAAGATTTATTAAATATGTCTGAAAAAGTAAATACTTCTAAGGAGGAAGTAATGGATGAGAAAGAATTAAAAGAACTGCTTGTAAAGTCTAAACAAATGATTGCAGATTACGAAGAGTTTAAGAAGAATGCTGATGAAGTGTTTACTCTAGTAAAAGAAGTAGCTCCTATTATCAAGCAAGTTCCTGAGACGGTCATTGCAGTAAAGCAACTGTTTGAAGAAATAAAGCCTACCCTTGCCAAGTCTGAATCTACACAAGAAATTACTGCTTCTCTTGATGAAATCAAGAAAAGCATTGAAGGCGTAGTGGAAGCGCTTGGAAACCAATCTACTTTTGAAATTGATACTGCTAAGAAAGCAGAAGGCAGTGTCCCTAAACCATTCCCTAACAGAACTCTGTAGTTCATATTAAAGGAGAACGTCTAATGGATGAAAAAAACTTCTTACAAATATTAAAAGAAATAACCCAGAAGCATAAGCAAGAAGAAGTTGACAAAGATTACGTTAACCCTTCTGCAGCTATCATGATGGCACTTGCTGGTCATGAAGTTATAACTCAGAATAACACTCTCTGGAAAGCAGATACTTATTCTAGTTATTTTGCTGAATTTACAAGAACCAGACACTTCCAAGGTATGCCTGCTGAAGAGCAAGTAAAGCTTATCATTGACAACAGTGCTTGGCTCAATAAATATAATACTCTGTATTCAGACAATCCAATCATTCCTTTTGACTTCTGGAATGATATTCCAGAGCAGTTGACTGATACAATTCGTCTTGGCGTAGCTGCACCTCAAGACGATACAGCAGTCACTTCTAAACATATGAACTGGGCAGTAATGTTCGGTGATGAGATGTATGTTTATCACATGGAAAGACAATTCAATCTTCCGATTGAAGTGATACGTCAGTATCTGTATAAACCCAGCTTTGAAAGCGATATTGAAGCTGCTGTGTCTCGTTCCATAGGCAATGACTTAGTTCGTCTTGCTGTAAATGGAACTGGTATCGCTTATGCAAGCGGAGACCCAGACTTCTATAAGCTTCTGAAATCTTTCTATACTATATTGAAAGAAGCTAAAGGCATTAAATCACTGCCTTCTGGATTAACTAGGTGGATTGGTCAATACGGTCACTATGTTACTCCTATAAAAATAGATGCTCCTGCACTTCGTTTCGCTAAACCGTTTAGTGACACTGGAGCAGCTGATACTTCTAGTAATTACTCAACTAGTGCTGGAACATTTGTATTTAGTGTTGACCATCTTCGTTTTGAAGGCGGTGGACCTTGGGCAGGTGCTACGGTAACTAGAAATGCAGTAATACCAGTTTTAGCCAACACTGAATATGTAGCTAAGATTGATATTAAAGGTCATGCTTCAAATGCTACTGATAAGTTCGTTCTTACTATCATGGATACAGCTGGTAATACACTAGCTCAAACACCTTCCATTGATGTTCCTCATGCAGCTTATCAAACAGTAGCACTTAACTTTAATTCTTATAACAATTTAGGCATTAGATGGAAAATGCAGTATAGTCTAACTAGTGCTGATGTTGACTTACAAGTAATTAATCTAAAAGTAGAACGTGCTTCTACAAGATTTGCTTATCATGATGTAGCTGCTCTAATGGATGTCATGATAGATAATTATCCTCAAGATTTCTCAGCAGAGAACAATCTTCGTTTCCAGTTGTCTAGAACAGATGCAGCTTTGTTTGCTCAGTTCATGAGAATACCTGTTTATGTCAATTCTAATGGACAGATTATTCCTATGGCAACTGAAACACGTGAAGATAGAATGCTGAATGGTCAAGGCGAACTGCAATATCGTGGCTATCCTGTGTCTACACTGCCTTATGGCAAGGCATTAGATAAAGGTGGCTATATGATATTCGGTCCTGACGTAAATGAATATCGTATAGGTGCTCAACGTCTTTACAGTTATACTCGTGAATATAAAGCTAGGATGAAAACTGGCGGTGAAGGTTATGAGTATACTTATCATATGTATATGTCCTATGGAGTAAGGGTTCCTGGTAAGTTTGTCATAGCTGAAGGAACTGGAAGCACACTGAAGTGTGAAGACCTTACTTTTGGCACTGATTTCATAAGGACTGGTTCTAGGATTGGTAGTTCTGGAACTGCAGTCACTATCAGTAAAGGCACTAATCCTACATCTTATATATTCTGTGACACTCCTGACTGTGAGATTTACTATGCAAGTGCAGTTTCTACTCTTGTAGATTATGCAACTGCAGCTGCTAGTGGAACTCTTTATGTTCCTGGAGTGAATGTATCTAGTCTTTCAACTGCAACTCATTATTTTAGGGCTTTCAAAGACGGAGTCTGTCAGCCTTCTCAGATAATGACTTTAACCCTTAACTCTTAATAAAGAAGGAGATGAATAATGGCTTTTTCTGCTACTACTCATTTAAGAAAGAAATTCTGGGATTGTTGGTTCTTCGTTCCTAGCCCTCCTGGTGGCTGGACTAATACTAACGCAACTTGGGGAACTAAGATTGGTCAGTTAGATGGCGAAGCAGCTATGAAACTGTCTGCAGGAGATACTCAGAAGCTTGCTACTGGTATTGAAGCTCAGATATCTGAAAACGGAGAAGTTCCTATTACTATCGTTGGTGATGGAGCTAGTACTTTGTTTGCTGATAACTATGCAGCTCTTGTTGCTATAATTAACTTCCCAGTAAACATTATGTTTGCAGTTCCTGGGTCAGCCCCTACTTCTGCTGAAAACGTAAAGATGTCTGGAATGTATATTTATCCTGAATTGTCTATTCAAGCAAATCAGATAAATAAGATAAATATTATTGCTAAACGTGAGTTTGCAGCTGGAACTGGTGTAACTCTGAACCAAGCAAACAATCAGTAAAAAGAGAAATAGGGACTGCTGTGTTATCATCATTCACAGTGTCTCTTGGTCTCCTAAAAGAGGGAGGAGAAATCCTCCCTTTATTTTTTATTTTCATATAAGTATTATTAAATCAATAAGGAGAAAAAATGCCTTTTCAAACAACTGCTAACCTAGTAAAAGTTCCTACTATAGCATTTCTGCATGAGACGTTAGAAGCAAATGCATATAATATCTTTCTAAACACTATATTAGGCATTACTGGCTCAGCAAAACTAAGGTGGTATAAACGTGGTCCTTTTGATATATTTAATAAAGTAAAATTACTGTCAGAAAATAGTGGGTTTATGCTCATTAATGGAGAGTATCACTTTACAGATTATTCAGTATTTGAAAACTTATATATGATAGTAATATCTGATAGAATACCAAGTAGTATTGACATATGCTTTGACGCAGCTCCTTACTTTGATAAAATATGTTTTATGATAGTGAATAATTCAATGTTTGAATGTAAAATCCTTTTTATGGGAGAGATACTACATTGGCTACCAGCCAATACAATAAGGTTGGCTTATACACTATCTAGTGCAATCCAGATAATAGATATGGTTCCTTTTGGTTATTGCACTGATAAAGTTTCAGTAGTGACTAATGGAGATGCCATAAAAAATTCAATGCTATATGACATGACTGTGTCAAGCAATATTAAAGCTGAACTACAGGGATTTAACTTAATGTCTCAATCATTTATTATAGATATTAGCACAGAACAAATTAATATACCTATATCTCAATATAAATCAGTATCTGTCTTTCAACAAATAGCTATAGACCAGAGTAGAATAATAATAGTTCCAAACGTTCAGATTAATAAGGAGTTAATTATTCAAGCAAATCAATACAATCAACTTTCACTTAGTATTAAGAAAGAAACAGAAGTAGATAAAATATCTACTTATATATTTGATAGTTTATTATAAAGGAGATTATCATGGGATTTGACATGACTACAACACTAAGAAAACTTCCTACTATGGCTGTTTTAGGTTATGCTTCTTCAGTTTTGACTAATAACAGAATGATTAAGTTTGGATTAAACAAGATGTTAAATCATCCTGCATCTGGAACAATCACTCTATTAACAACTACTAACTTAACTAATCCAGATTTGGACACAGCTGAAATATTTATGTTGTCAAGGACAGCTGCAGCTCAAAGAACTATAACATTTAACACTAATCCAACTGATATAAAAGTATGTTTAGTTGCTAACAACAACACTACTTATAATCTAGTTGTTATGAATGGAGCTGTAGTTGCATTAACTCTTACTCCTGGTAAAGTAGCAATGATTATAGTTAAATATGAAAATCCAACTCTATATGTTGAATACTTTGACGGATTTTTGTTTGGATTTTCTCCAGAAGAACTTTCAGCTAAGACTACTCAAGGCGATACAGTGATGTTATCTCATCTTGTTCCAGCAACTCTTTCAGCTAATATTGAAGTAAATATTCCTGGTTTCCAAGTATTCAATACAACTATGGATATAGCTGAATCTGGTCAACCTTCATTACAGATACCTATTGCTGATTTAACTTTTGCAGTTATATCTCAGTTAAATGCAGATGGCTCAACTAAGTATGCTTATGCTTTCCCTAATGTTGTATTTAATAAAGATATAGCAGTTCAAGCTAATCAAACTAACAAGATGACTTTTGTATACAAGAAAGAAGTTGCTCCTGCAACTGACTTAGTGATTTATTCATATTAATATTATGATGTTGAGAGGACACTTAATAGTGTCCTTTTCAACTTTTAAAAGGAGATTGATATGCCTACTCCTACTCACAGAGAAAGAGTTACAGCTAATGCTACTAACTTAAGCAATCTCACTGGTAGTGCTATAACAAAGTTAAATTCTGACATACATAATCAGTCAGCATTTAAAATGAAAAGCATATTAGGAGATGAAGCATATGCTGACTATATAGTTCTGCAAAACAATTCAACAGTAGCAGATGAAATAACAAATGTTAGTTGGACTGTTGAATCTTCAACTGAAAACGGTAGAAAGTTAAAGTCGCTTGAGTTAGCAGAAGGATATTGCGTTGTCTATTATCTTTCTATTGCATTAAAGCAGTTGGACTTAAATGTAGTAATGACTAAATTAGAATCTTTTGGTGAAGGCAATATTAAACCAGATGATATTAAGAATGTAATGTCTTATGGTGATAGGTATCTTGAAGAAGCTAAAAGGATAGCATATCAATATTCAGGTGATACTGGGTCTATTGGTATACAAGTAATATAGGAAATGTTATGGCTACTATAACTTCAATTCAGACAAAGATTATTAATGAAATAAAATTGTTATTAACTGGTGCTGATTATAAGACAATAAGAGATAACATAATAGAACCAGTGTCAAGTACTGATTTCCCTCTTATAATTGTAGATATAGCAACTACGCTATTAGAAGAAATATCATCTGGTAAATATTGTCCATCTTCTCATATGTTAGTTTTAACCTGTTATAGTGCACTAGGTTCTAGTGGCATTGGAACTGCAAGAGATAACTCTTGCAAGTTAATTGAGAAGATACTCAATGGAATACAATCTAATAATATAGTTGAAAGCAAAATAGAATATACAGATTCTGTGCTATCTAATATAAAAGTATGTGCAGCTGGATGTCTATTAGAATTTAATGACTCAATATAGTAATAATAGGAGACCAAAATGAAGATAACACCTTACAAACTATTAGAAATTAAGAAAGCTATGGAGAAGTTTGATGTATTTGCTATACCAGTTATTGATAGCAAAGATCTTGACTCATTCATCAGTGTCTTCTTAACTTGCGCTACAATAAATCAAGATGATTATAATGATATGATGAGCATATTGTTAGAAGAAAAGAAAGATTGGTTTAACGTTGAACTAATTGAACAGATAAAGGCATTAAAAGATTTTTTCTCACTTATGCCTACGGAGTTAGGCGTTTTAATTCATCAGTTGAACAGCATAAGCAAGATGCAATTAGAGATGGTTGGACAGATGACAAAGGAGATGATGAAAGTTGCAGAACAAGAACAGAGTCCGACTTCTATAGGTCAATCTTAATAACTCTATGTAATGCTGGTATAGACTGTAAAGAAATAGATTTTGATGAAGGTCTTATACTTAGTGAAGAGATAGTTTGTAGTAAAGTTACTGAAACTATATTTCAAGCTATATCAAATATAAAAGACGAAAAGGTAAGCGAAGTATTTAGCAAAACAGCTGAAAAGCTACATTACTCAAAGCCGCTTTTTGAGTTGCTAAAGGAGATAAACAATGTCCTTAAGGTCCAGTATAGTTCAGAAGACAGCTAATCTTGTATATAGACAAATAGATGCTGAGACTAAAAACATAAGAAGATACATAGGGCATTCTAGACTAGATAGACTGCTTAACTTCATAGATAACTTGGCTTACGATAATGTTCGCAAGAATGTTTCAAGACTAGCATATCCAGAGAATGTCACTAGCCATTACGCTAAGTGGCACTCTGGATATGACTTTAATCAATTACCAGCTAAAAACAGAGCACAATTCATCAGGTCATCTGTATATGACTATGGCGAAGTATTTAAAACTATCCGCTTTGCTTCCACTATAACAAAATCAAAGGTAGCTAATAGTATGTTAGCTTCTATATTCAATGAAGAAGTAATAGCTAATATAGCATTAACTACAGCAATTAAGATAGACACTGCATCTAGGCTCAAATACAGAGAGTCAATGGTATTCGCTATATCTAAGAGAGTTTATCAAGAAAGGGAGAAGTGGGTAACTGGTCAAACTGTTAGGTCAATTAAGATGAAAGTAACTCCATTTGCAGATGAAGCTGCTGGTGTGTCTGCTGGAGTATATCTTGAGATGTATGGAGGAAAAGACCCTCTGTATATTAAAAGAATGGATTGGGGAACTTTCAATAAAGACGACATTCCAACTATAAAAGAAATATATGGTTGGATAAAAAGAAGGAAGTCAGTAGGAAAGTGGAGAAAGTTAGCTGTTCCTGGATGGAAGTGGAGAAACCCTAGAGACCATTCATACGAGCATAAGAAAGCAAAAGATATGTATATGGATGATGGCATGGCAGCTTTTATCATTAATCTGAGAATGAGGAGAAGATTTGATAAATCTGGTAGGCTAGCTCCATTTGGAAGTTTTGCAAAGTATAACAAGAGGAATACTATATATCCTATATCTATATTTTCTGAAATATTCAGAAGATACATTGATAAAGTAGTAGATGAATTTGATAAAGATTATGCTAATAATCATCAAGGAATGTATCCTAACGATATGTTAGAAGATATAAACAAGTCAATAAAATCTGCTCATAAGTTTGTTGATTTAAATATGGTAGATAGTAATGTTCTTGGAGAGAAACTTAAGCAAAAGATATTAAGTTCTGGTATCCAGAAATTAATGATTGACGAATATCTTAAGACCAGACAAGGCAAAGATCTTAATGATTTATTAAAGAAGTTTAATACTAATATAAAGATATAGATGAGGTTGTAATAATGGCTAAAGACCAAACAAAAAACTTTAAACTTAAGATTGATGTTGAAGGCGAAGGAAAGTTAGCGTCTGCAGTTAGGCAATTTAATAGTGCAATAAAAAACTTTGATTTGAATGGATTATTAGCTATTGCTGGAGCTGCTTCATTGTTAACAAAGATAGGTAATAAAGCATATTCTATGAAGATTAATTTAGATGTAGCTAACTATGATATGGTTCAAAAACAGCTAAATTATATTAATAGATTAGTCAAAGCTCCAAAAGATAAAGTTTCTTCAGAAGGCGGAAGAAACGTAATCGGAAGTAAAAGATACTTCCGCACTATGGAAGAAGCAATGATTGGACTTACTGACGAGGAAGCAGCTCGTAAATGGTTTTCTGCTACCCCTAAGAAGTCAAGTAGCCCTAGAATACCAAAAGAGAAGTTGCAGCTATTAATGTCATCTACTATGGAATCTGGAACTGAATTGGCTATGGCAGAACTTTTCAATAAGATACCTAAGACTGATGTTCAAGAGTTTATAAAAAGATTAGAAAAACGTAGGGTTATATCAAAAGGAAAAGATGGTATAGCCAAGTTTGACTTTTCAATGTATCACGATAAGCCTGAAATTGCTAGAGAAAAACTAGGAGGATTTCTTAATTCAATAAATGATATGGAATCTGACCCTAGGTTTGTCAAGCTTACTACAACTAGAGCATTCAAAAAATTAACTAAAACATATCATAAAGCTGTATCTCAATTTTTAACTGATAGCGAACCCACTGCATATGAAATGACTAACGATGAAAAAGTCGCTGATAGGCAGTTAAGAGAAAGATTAAATAAAGTAAGTGCTAATAGAAAGAAAGTAAATGAACTTCATGAAAGAGGCATTAAACTTTCTGACCAAGTTATGTATGTTCCTAGGAAATTAAATCAGGAAAGTCTAGAAAAGTATAGGTCAAAGATTGATGCTTCTGGATTTGATAGTCCAGAACTTACTAGGTTAAGAGGTGTAGTTGGCGATTTGATGATAAAAGCCAATATGTATAAGAGAGTTGGTAAATCTACTGACACTATTGCTAACTTAGAACCTACACTTCAAGCATTAGAATCTGTTCCTAAAGAGATAGCTAATGCATTGAAAGCCGCTAGAGACACTCTAGTTAAAGAAGCTAAGAAGCCTCTTGACTATAATAAACAAGCTTATATCACTAGGCATGGAAAAGATATAAAAGGCATAGCAGAAGATTTTTCTCCTAAAGAAATAGACATAAAGATTGGTCAATTGACATCTAGGATAAAACAGGCTAAGAGTGATGTTAACTCATTACAGAAATCTATTACAACTATAAATAATGAAGAAAATCAAGCTGGTCTTGAAAAGCTAAAGATTGCTTCTGCTAATCTTGCTAAACTTGAAAAGGAAAAAGTATTACTTGTTGAAGCAAAGAAGATTAAAAGTGTAAAAGTTTCTGAAGAAACTAAAGTTGACAAAAAGCAAGAATCTGAACAGTTAAAAGGAATACATAAGACTAAGAAAGATATAGAACAAACAGAACAAAGAGCGCTTGCAGCTGCAACTAGACAAAAGATACTAGAAGGCGAAAGGTTCAATGTATTAAAGATACAAGAAGACCAAAGAAAGATATTAGTTGATTTACAAAGAGCTCAGAATTTATTACTTGAAGTCCAGAATAAATTGTTAACTACTACAGACCAAAAGATGAAAAATATATACTTAACACAACAGAAACGGCTTACTAGTTATCTGAAAACAAAAGAGTCTGAATTTCAAGTAAGCAGAGATATTATAAGAGATAGAGGAGCTCACTCTTATACTTTTGGTCAGTCAATTTCTTTAGCTATGAAACAATATCTATCTTTGGATAGAATAGTTGCTCGTATGTCATTCGTCTGGACTGCTATGTGGTCTTATAAGATACTTGGATACATTCAAGGTATATTTGCAGAAGCTATGAATGGTGCAAAAGAACTTGAACAAGCAATGAATAGAATAAATTCTATAATGACTAAGTTCCAACAGCAATATTCTAAGAACATTGAAGATTCCATAATGAGAATGTCAATGAAGTATGGTCAGGAAATATCTAAGTTAGGTGCAGCTGCATATGAGATGGTGTCTTCTAATGTATCGCCTTCAGCTGTTCCAGAAATGTTAGAAGTTTCCACTAAAATGGCAGCTGCTGGATTAACAGATGTAACTAATGCTACTAATCTAATGATTAGTGCAGTTAATACATATGGATATTCAATGTCAGAATTAACTGATATATCTGACTTATATTTCCAGATGGTAAAATATGGAAGGACAACAGTTGAACAGTTGAATAAAAACTTTGGTGTTGTTGCTTCTACTGCTTCGCTGTTAGGAATATCTATAGAAGATGTTGGTGCATCTTTATCTGTTATGACTAACGCTGGTATTGATACAGACCAAGCAATAACATCTTTAAATCAGTTGTTACTTAACTTTGCAAAAGGTGGAAGTGCAAAAGCAAAGCAAGCAGCTGCTAGATTAGGCTTTGAGATTAATTCTAATGCTATTAAATCAGAAGGCATGATAGGATTAATTAAGAAACTAGAAGGTGCAACTGAAGAAGAAATGGTAGCATTAGCTGGCTCAACAAGAGCTTTTAAGGCATTAGGTAATGCTATCAATCAAGCTGGGACTTATTCTGAGTTCTATAATGGAATGGTAAATAGGCATGGTTCAACTCAAACAGCTTTTAATGAAGTTCAGAAGTCAACTACGTTCCAGATGCAACAGACAAGAAAGGAATTCATAAACTTTGGTATAAGGATGTCTAAAGATGTCTTGCCTACTATTAGAATGTTAGCAGATCTTTTAAAATTTACTTCAAAACAATTCGGACTTATGTCTTCTAGGGTTGTGCTGTCAACTGTTACTGGAATAGCTTTTGCTCTTGCATTAAAAAAGATAATAGGATATTTCTATGCTACTGCAGCTGCAGCTGGAGTAGCTAGCAAAAGTATAACTACACTAAATACTGTGATGAGTAGAACTCCGATTTTACTTATTTCAATGGCAGCTATAACTGTTTTGTCTTATGCTTGGAATTCTTTATTGAATTCTGGAGAATCTCTTAATAAACAAATTAAAGAACTATCAATAAATTCTAAAAAGACCAAAGAAGAAATGAAAGAGTCAACTGAAGAGTATAAGAGACAAGAGTTTCAGTATAAAAGGCTTATTGACATGGTAACTAAATACAAAAAGAAATTACAAGAATCTAAGACTGAAGAAGATAAGGCAAGTAATTTTAAAATGCTAAAAGGATATTTGTCTGAATTAACTAAACAATATCCTAAGTTCTTTGAGAAGTTAGACATAGAAAAAATTAAGATGGAAAACTTGTCTTCTGTGTGGACAAGCTATAAAAAAGCAATAGACGATACAACAGAAGCTCTAAAAAACAATACAGAATATAAAAGACAAAATGCTATAGCTAACATATACTCCGAAAAATATGCTGGTCTTGCAATAAAGAAAGAAGAATCTGAAACTGAGTTTAGAAAGTTTGCTACTATGGACAGAATTGGCAATCTTAAGTTCAAAGGAAATTTAAGACCTAATGTTGGAAATATAGATGTATCAGGAATATCAGATAATAATAAAATAGCTTATGTTATGTCAGAAACATTGTCAAGACTAATATATAACAATAATGCTTCTTATGAAGAAATAAAAGATTATGTTAACATAGAATATAGTGGAATAGAATCAAAAGTTAAAGAAGCCATAAAACAAAGAGACACTATATTGAACAGTATGAATGAAATAGATAAACAACAGCAGAAAGTTGAAAAGAAATTAATTGCTCTAAATTCTAATTCTGGTCTTGATACGACTGAACCTAAAGAACCTCCTAAAGAATTTAATAGTGTGTTTGACGACTTAGTTGATAGATTTAGAAAAGCTTTTGAATTAAAAGATGCTCCTACTAGGATAAAAGAATTAAAAGATGCTTATGCAAAAGAATGGCTAAGACTAAAGAAAGGATTTTTAGAACAAGGAATGGACTCTCAGAACATAGAAGCTGAGAGGAGAAAGTTCTTTCGTGGTCAAGACCAGATGATATTTGATGCTGTTAAGACATCTGTTGGCAACAGTGTTAAAGAACTTCAGAAAAGATTTAAATCAGCTACTACTACTGAAGAACAACAGAAGATAGTTGATGAAATGAAAAGTATTTATGAAATATTCAAAGACTATGCAAAACAGTATGGATTTGAATCTGACTTCACTGAATACTTTGAACAAATGTTAGGTCATACAGTTTCTGGTATGCAGACCACAGTAGATAAATGGAAAGAATATGCTAAGACTATGGCAGCTGGAGAAGAAGGAATTAACTTTGTTCGTGAATACATAAGCGGTTTAACTGGTAAAGGAATTGAAGAACTTTCATATCAGGAACTTGAAGATCTAATAAACGATAAGACAATCCATGATGATATATCTAAAGTATTAAAAGTTTATAAAGATGTGTATGATAAAGTTGATAGGGAAATCAATAAAGAAATAGATAGTATAAACAGAGACCACGTATCTGAGAAATATAATAAAAGAACTAAATATAACGTATTCGGAACTCATCTTTCTTCTATTATGGGATTTGACATTGAAGATAAAGACACAAGGAAAAATGAGAAAGATGTATATGAAAAGCAGAAAAGTGTTGCCAAAGACGATGTGAAATTTAATGCTATGTCTCCAGAAGCACAGAAAAAACTGCAAGAAGATATATTAGAATACGAAAAGAAAATGTATGAAGAAAGAATTGATGTAGCCAAGAATATCATATCTGGTATGATGGACTTATGGCAACAGTATTATGATTATCAGAAAGAAAGAATTAGTGAATGGTATAACTCTCAAGCTGAAGTTATAGACAGAAGAACTAAATATGAATATAGATCTGCACTATGGGCTGAAAGAGAAAAAGACAAACTTGATAAAGCAAGGATTGATAAAGAAAGAAAGTTGGCTAGAGTCCAGCAAGGCATGGCTATAGGCAAAGCATTGATATCTGGTGCATTAGGCGATATGCAAATTCAGACAGTATATGCAGCTTTCCCAATGATAGCAGCTCTTCTCAGAGTTATGAATGCTGTTATAACTGTTGCGTCTATAGCAACTATATCCAGTCAGAAATTTGCAAAGGGTGGTTTAGTTTATGGTCCTTCTCATTCAGCTGGAGGAGTTAGTGCTGAATTAGAAGGTGGCGAATTCATATTTAATAAGAAAGCCACTAGCGGAAATGAAGCTCTGTTATATAATTTACAATCACTTTTAGCTTCTGGTCGTAAAAGTAATAACAATAGTTATACTAATGAAATATTAAAAGATATAAATAAATCTATAAAAGAACAAGAGACACAGATTAGCATACAAGGTCAGATACTGTCAGACCTTGATATATATAAGAAAACTAAGAAAGGAGAAAGACAGTATGTTAAGAAAGCTGTCTAGGTGTGAACAATGAATAACGAACTTAGTTTTATATTAAAATTTATTAATACTTCTGGAGTATTAGTCAACGATATTGATATATCTAATTATATCAAGTCTTATAGTCTAGATGATATAAAATTTATGGATGAAGAGACATTGATGAATGAAGCTAGGAAATGTTCTATAGAAGCAGTTAACATATTTCCGATTATAGAACAGTATATAACGTCTGCTGGAGAATATGCTTATATAAAAGAAGATATTCAGCTGCAGAACGTTAACTATTATAATCAACAAGAAATAGATACTGGATTAGATGGACATCAGAATAGAAGAGTAAAGTTTATCGTTCCCTTTTACAATTCTCCTAACGACATTACGCAAGTGAATACTGTGTTTCCATCTACATATGACCCTAATCCTGGAACTAATGTCAATATAGATGGGTTAACAGTTCCTAAGATAATTAATTTAATTCCAGCAAGAGATTATACAGAAGAACACTATTATGACTATGATAGAGAATACATCATAAGAAAACCAGTATATTATTCGGTAATAGTAGACGTATACAAGGGAAATATAAACATACAAAGCAACCATATATATAGAGGAATACTTGAAATAGATTCTTACTCATATGATTACAAAACAAGAAGTTTAAATATGTCTTTTGTTGATGGTTTCGGAGTATTAATTGAGTGTATGGAAGCACTAGGAACTTATCATTCTTTTTATCAAGGAGTTTATCAGTCTGGGACTAGGCTAAG